ATCCAGAGGCACCGGCACCTGGTGATGAAGTAATGTATGTTGATCTATCCAGAGAGAAACTGGAAGGTCTTTACAAACAAGATGATGATTGATATAATTGGGGAGCACGTGCTCCCCTTTTTAATGTCTCATATTTTATGGCAAGCTAACGTAGAACTAGAACCTGGTTTTGCAGATGACTTTCAGAAATATTTGAGTCAACTGGATCGAGTTAAAGTCGGCAGATTAAAAACTTCTTTCAATAGAGATTCGTCTGAATTCCCACTGTATCCTCGATACGAAGAAGTTTTTGAAAAAATTTTAAAAGATCTTGGTTTATATGGTGTCGTTTCATATTATGCAGATCTGTGGGGTCAGTTGTATGATAAAGATAGCACCGGGCATGAATGGCATAGTCATTTTTCTGGATCTGAAATTTTGTCCTGGGTTCATTTTTTAAAGATCCCTGAGCAAAGATGTTTTTTCTTTTTAAACTCTGATGGTGATAAAATCTACCCCAAACATCAGAGTCAAAATGATATGATTGTATTTCCTTCATGGGCAATTCATGGAGTTGATCCGTTAGAAAACCCTGATGATACTAGGGTAGTTACTGCTGGTAACATAGTTCTTACATCATATGGACCGGGTGATCAAGAACTTGTGCAAACAAAATTTGAAAATACTACACTGTGGGTGAACAAAAATGAAGAATGCTGATTCAGTAATGTATCCTGGTAATATGCTAGGACAACTTGCCATTGCACTTGAAAAAATGGGATGGGAAGGTGGTGATAACGTAGTAGTAGAGATCGCTGGCACCTCTGTCTATGAGATTGATGGTGCAGGCACTAAGTGGGCACCAGTCAAAGGAACCCGCAAGTATAACAAGGATGCATTCATTGTTATCAAGAACCTTGATCGTAATCCCACTGTCCCATCACAACCCAATCCCGAACTAAAACAATTTCATGAACAGTGATGTTAAAGTTATTCAACCACGTAGCGTAGGGTGGTTAGAGAAAAAATTAGATCAGGAGGAGATTGATTATCTCTGGAAACGTATCGAAAAGAGTGGTGGCAATCATAAAGGCAACCTTGCTGGACACATCAGTGCAAGTAAAACACTAACTGATGAAGATGATTGGTTTTTTAATCGAGTCATATTGCCACTTTGCTTACAGTATAATGAATCGTTTGGGGCACAGTCTGATGCTCTTCTACTTGATATTTTGATGTCAACAAAGTATGAGTCTTTTGAATACTTTTTGAAATCTATGTGGGTAAACTATCAAAAGCAGAATGAATTCAATCCACTTCACAATCATGGAGGACTTTACAGTTTTGTGATTTGGATGAAAATTCCAACGAAACATTTCATACAGAATAAAAATTCTTTGGCAAAGGAATCAAACAGTAGAGTAATATCTTCATTTGAAATTTCATACGTGGATATACTTGGAAATATTCGACAGTATCCATATAGAATGAACCCAAATGTAGAAGGCACAATGTTATTCTTTCCTTCAAAACTAAATCATCAGGTATATCCTTTTTATGACTGTGATGAAGACAGAATTTCTATCTCTGGAAATGTTTGTATTCAATAAATTAAATCATGGACTCAAATGCTGCCAGAGGATCACTTGCACCAGAGATGCCTGCGTTTCCAATTTTTATAAAAGATAATTTCTTTTCAGATGAGGATGAATCTTTGATTTGGGATGGATTGAATAAAATACATGAGTTAGATTTATTTCTTCCACCAGAAAAAACGGGAGGTGCTTTCATTGACGATGATCAACTACTAAAAAAGAATGATGGTTACTTTTTAATTACAGAACAAATACCTGATACTAAAATAAAATGTTTACATGATACACTTTATAAAGTATTTCAAGGAACAACGTATGAATATGCTGCAACAAACGTTTGGACACAGAGTATTCTGAACACAACGAGAACTAGTTTTTTGGTTTCTTACTATGAAGATGGAGATTACTATAATCCTCACAAAGATACCTCCATGTTCACGGTTCTGATATGGTTTTATAAAGAACCAAAAAAATTTTCTGGTGGTAATTTATTCTTACATGATTTGGAACATGAGGTGGAGGTAAAAAATAATAGATTGATAATTATTCCTGGAAGAGCTTTACATTCTGTCTCTCCTGTTTTGTTATCAGAAGAAAACCAAAATCAAAGAAACGGAAGATACTGCCTCTCTCTATTTTTATTAGATTAATAACATTTACTAAATAAAATTCGATTTGAAATAATCAATGTCCTTTACAATCTATTCAAAAGATAATTGTCCATACTGTTCTAAGATTGAACAACTTATGGAATTCACCGAAGTTGATCATGTTGTGTATAAATTAGACAAGGACTTCACAAAAGAAGCATTTTATGATGAGTACGGTGAGGGTGCTACATTTCCACAAGTCACATACCGTGATCAAACTATTGGTGGATGTGCAGACACTATCAAATTCCTAAGAGAACAGAAGCATTTACCAGATTGATGAACGATTTATTCTACGTTGTCGAGACCGCAATAGACTACGTATTTCAAAAAGATAAGTATGTTTTAAACCTGTATGAATATGCGAAGTCGTGCAAGATGACGAAGAATGAAATGACTCAGTTTATTAATAGTTCTACTGCTGCTGAACTGAGTGATCTTTGTAATGAACTTGATGAATACATCAAAGGTGGTGCTGATAGTCAACACAAACAATTACGTGAGGGTTATGGACACATACCCAAACCACGTGCTAGAAAAATAAGGAACTATCTCTACGGAATTTTGGAGGACGCATGGCGCTATGAAAGAGACAAGCGACCTGGCCGTAAGAAACGGTCCTGATTTACAAATAAATAAAGGCGTGGAGTTAATGCTCCGTAACAAAACTAAAAAGGAGGAGAGATCCAAAACGTTCCAGATTAGATTTGGGAAGATGGTCTCTCTGTTTCGTCGAGAGTTACACATCTCCCTAGACTTTTCCTTAGATGTAAAGAAGGAGTAGGAAGATGGTCGCAACGATCTTGACAATAAGTTCATTAGTTTCTATAATGTTCTTCTTCGTCGGTGGTATGGTAGGATGGTTGGCCAAAGAGCACGTCATCAAAACAACTCCGTATCATCCCGACACAGTTAATCTACATCCCGAATTCTTTGATGAAGAGGGCAATGTGATTCCAGACCAAGTATTTGCAGTGAGATTTGAAAATGCCGAAGACTACGACGACTACGAAGACGACTAAACCCAGAGCACCGAGAGCAAAGAAAGCTCCTGCTCCTAAGGTTGCTCTTCCACCCAACCCCTTTCAAAGTGAGATCTTAGATCTGGTATCTAAGGCAAGGACCAGAGCAAAGAAAATCGAACTCCTGAAAGAGTATCGTAACGATGCACTGGTCTCCCTGTTGATCTGGAACTTTGATGATAGTGTGGTCTCTATGCTCCCAGAAGGCACAGTTCCATACAAACCCAATGAAGCCCCCAAAGGCACTGAACACACGTCTCTGAGGAGCGAGCAGCGGTCTTTCTATAACTTTGTCAAGGGAGGTAACGATAAACTCTCCAAGACTCGTAGAGAAACCATCTTCATTCAGATGCTGGAAGGTCTTCATCCTGAGGAAGCAGACCTGCTGGTCCTTGTAAAAGATAAGGCACTGATCAATCGATACAATGTCAACCGTGGACATGTTGAGGAAGCATATCCTGACATCCAATGGGGAGGTCGCGGTTGATGGGAAAAGGTTGCAAGGTCTTATTTACAGACTGTGATCCCACACAAGCACAGGATCGTGAACTCCCTAACAACTCTTATCTAATTGAATATTTACAAGATGGGATGACAAAGTTTGACATTGCCATGGGAGCAAAACAAGTTGACATCTTTGATGATTATTATGACAAGTATCAGAAAGATTTTGTAACCATGAATCAAACTGAGGGTAGACTCAACCCTAAGATGTATGGATACCAGTCAAAAGAAGATAAGAAGAAAAAGAAATGAACGAAGAAGACCTTAGAAAGACAGTTGAATCTCTCATTCGTGGTGAGATTCAAGATGTCATCAATGACTATGTGGATGACCAGGAGAAGAGTTCTTCTGGTGGTGGCTTTGGAGTTGTACCTAAGGAAGAAGATAAAGAATTTAAGGTCAAGATTAGGAACGAGGAAGTTGATAAGTTGATCAAAGAATACAAGAAGATTAAGAAGCAGGAGAAGTCAAACATGTCAGAGATCAAGAAACTTGGTCTGGTTGACAAGTTCGGCAATCCACTGTAAACTGTATCACGTAATACAAAACTACTTGACTATATAACCTATGAGGTGCTATACTAGCACTGTCGTTCATCCCACTCTGTGGGACGCAAGTAGGTCGCGGAACGGAGCGTTCACCCCATGATTGAATTACTTTTCTTTTCGGGTATGGCCTGTCCAGATGCTGATGCTTTGATCTTTAAGATCCAAAAGCAAGAGCATCTGAAAACAGAGATCAAACTTGAACTGGTAGAGACCGTAAAGGAAGCTGTACCAGAATGTTATTGGGGCGCAAACGATTGAAGGAACGGGGCTAAAAATCCCTTACTTTCAGGAGTAACTACCATGAACACCTTAACACTGATCAAAAACCAAATCGAGAAAGCAGCAGCACTGCATGACGCACAAATCCTCGTTACCAAGTATCGTGGAGTTGATTGCCAAGTGCATCAGGCGACTGAGGAGACTCACGGCACCTACTGCTATCGCGGTCGTACCTACGTCAAATGATCATCAGGGAGGGCAACCTCCCTTTTTTATTAACTATTTCCATACTTCATTAAAAACGCTTAATATTAGGATTTC